TACTAAGGGGGTAGGAGTTCACTCTAGCGTCTCACGACGCTAGCTCACTGGGCCACTGAAGGCCTACAGAGAGACTCCGTTCCCAAACGCGATTCCTGCGAACACTCCATGAGTGTTCGCGGGTGCCACGGGATGTCACGAGAGGAGCTTTATGCTCAACTCGCTCCACCCTGAGGTACTCCTTGTGAATCATCACACTAATGCGTGATGAAGGAGAATCACGAAAGCGGAACGCCGTATCATTACGGCGCCCAGCTTCATGTAACCACCATAGGTAACCACCTAGTTGGTCTGACTTAACATCCGATCGGGAGCGATAAAGCTCCTTCTTCGGGGTGCAAGTCGTAACCAACGAAGTGACAGACTCTATGTCTTTCCCACCGTGAAGATGTTTCGGCACTAACTTAGCATACTTCTCCCAAAAGGAGTCGCATGCTGGTAAGAAGTAAGCAATATGCAAACTTCTAGTGCACCACAAACGCCATTGATTCAGATATTGAATCAAGGTGGAGTGGTTTGAAACACTTTCCTTAATGTAGAAAGGAGTTACGTCTACACCATCAAAATAGTGGCCTCCGCAACTTTCGCGGAAACCACCATTCCAGAACGACTTCTTCATGTTAACGATGAAGCCGAACCAAGCGAAAACACAGGGATAAACCCGTGCAATCCTTGTAGGAGTGATGATGTCGTCTCCGTAAACGGAGACGCGACCTCTGATCTTCCAGTTGAAGTTAATGGCACACGAGAGAGCGTAAAAGATTAAACTTTCAAGCTCGAACGTAAAACCGTTACCCATACTGGAGAACATGTTAAGCTCGTGATACTCCTCCCCGATCAGGGTGCGCTTAACGCGCACACTGTCGAGGAGCACGAACCATGCAGGACTTAATAGCTCAGCGACAAGCTGAGTTGAAATTAAGTCGCTCGCGGAAGTTAAGTCAAGAGTGGCCAGATGGCCAGTCAACGAACCTTCTTGAGCAAGTTTACGATTTCGTGATTGATCGTTAAGATCGATACCACGCGACCGCAAACAGGATCGGATATAATCGCCGATCCCCCTCTGCATAAACATGTTTAGCTCGGGTTCCTTACAGGCAACCCGGTCTATTTCAGAGTTCTTAGGAACTGTGAACATAACACTACCTGGTACAATTGTCGGGGAAAACTCCTCGTTCAAATGACCAGCCCATTGAGGGTAAAGAGGTAGCACATCTCGAAGAAAGATGGGCAGAGCCTCTTCAGTAATGTTTGCTTTACCTACGTATTTCGTCGCTATAGCGGTTGGCCCACGCTTAACACGCGTGGAGGCACCGTTGGTAAACAAACCAGAAACCACCCCAGTGGGGGGTTCATCACCAAGAACTTGACGAATCACGTTCTTAGCAAAAAGGAGGATTGACTGAGAGGAAACAGTCCCGAAGGATGTTTCATCAATCAACAACCGTTGATTTGTTTTAGCGTTACGAAACTCAGCAACAAGCCACTTTTCAATGGCTGCTGCCTTGCGTTCCGCGGCGTTAGCTTTATCAACTGTCGAGAATTTCGACAGAAGATTCTGCTGAAGCCACTTCACTTTGAAGTCG